CGGGCGATCCGGATCGTTCGCCGTCCCGCGCTGGCGGTACATCCACGCCGCCAGCCGGATCGTCGCGTGGACAATATCGGCGGGCGGGGTGATGCTGTACCCCCAGCGCGCGGTGATCGTCGCTTGTTGTGACGCGCTGCACCAGCGTTTATCCCGCCGCGCCAGCACCGTATACGGCGCGTCGGGCGGGTGTGTGGCAATCTCGGTCAGCGGGATCGTCGCACTGTCGCCGTCGGTCGCACTGATCAGTTGCGCGATGTAGACGCCGGACGGCAACAGCAAGTAATCCCGCTTCAGCAGCCCGTCCCACAGCATCAGTTCGCGCCCGAACTTCCGCGCCGACGCCGCTGACGCGCTGAACGTCTTGCGCGTCATCTGCTCAATAACCGCAGTTGCGCGCGTGAGCAGATCGGTCAGCAGCGCATCGTCTGCGGTTGATGTGATGCTGAGATACGTTTTGAGTTGCGCCGGCGTTGCGTACATCCGTCACCTCACAGCACGCGCGTCCAGCCGGACGGCAGCGTAGCCGGAATGTCGCGCCCGGGGAACGCCGAAATCTCGATTGCGATCTGCGCCGTTCCCGTTCCGGCGATGCGCACAAACATATGCGATGCGTGCGTTTTCGCTGCATACGCTTCCGCGCCGGTTACGAAAATCTCATACGTCGAGTTTGACGCCAGCGTTGCAATCGCCTTATCCGTCAACTGCGCCGAGTTGTTTGTGTTGTTTGTGTCGTTGACGTGCACTTGCAGCGACGCGGAGCCGGTCACCGTCCCGGTGTGCGCAACGATACGCACCGCCTGCGCGTTTGCGATGCTGATAACCGCCGTATCCGATCCGGAAGCCGCTGCGTTGAAGTAGCGCAGCAGCGGCTGAATGGTCTCCTGAACAAGCATCGTCTATTCCCTCCTCTCGCGCTGTCACAACATCCGCTCTTCTTTTAATTAAGAGATGTGTTGTGACAGCGCCCGTTGTCTGTTCAACCGTTGATCCGTAGTTGCCGTCACAACACTTGCTTCTCTTTTAATTAAGAGATGTGTTGTGACAGCCCGTCGCCCGACTGTTGTGACGCCCGCGCCCGGCGCGGGTTGATCATCAGTAGTGTCACAACACCGCATCTTCTTTTATTTCTATGCAGTGTTGTGACAGTCCGCCCGACCGTCGCCTCACCCAAACGTAGTACGCCCCGCCGCCGTGGTCTTCAGCAGTGTCACAACACAGCATCTTCTTTTATTTCTATACTGTGTTGTGACACCCGCGCGCCTTACGTACCCGCTGCGATCTCAACGAACGGGCTGACGGTGTTGTTGCCCGCGCCGTCGGCGAGGATCAGCGGCGCGTTGACCAGTGGCGCGCCGTCAACCCGCACGCCGAACAACCAGACCGACTGTCGCTTGAGGAACCTCACGTGCTCGCTGAATGCGACGCTGAACGACGCACGCTCCACCATTGCGTAGTACGACAGATCGGCGAGGATCAGCGATCCCGCGCTCGTCACCGTCGGGAGATGCTCGCTGTACGCAATCGGGATGCCCGCCAGCGTATCGCCGTAGACGAGTGACTGCCCGTTGACGGTGTACAGCAGCGTTTCCGCCAGCCGCGTCGCCATCAGCCGCGAGCGCCAAAACGGATGGGCAATCCAGACGGCAGTGGCGCTGCCGGGCAGCAGGCGCTGGATCATCGCCAGAACGGTGCTGGTATCGTTTTCCGCCTGCGTGCTGCTACTCGTCGCCCGCGCGACGCTGATCGACGCGGGATGTCCGACGATCCCGCGCGGTTGACCGACGCCGGTTCCCCGCAGCATCACCCGCGCCTTGAGCACCGCGTAGGCGCGCCCGAACAGATTGACCAGCGTATCCTCCAGCGCTTGCGGCGCGTCGGTGATGAGTTCCGTCGCTGCGGCAACGTAGGCGTCCGCTGCGTGCGGTCGGAAAATACGCTGCTCGAAGCGCGGTTCGCTCTCTTGAACGTCTGCGCTCTGTTCGCGCCAAATCAGCCGCACCCCGCCCACCAGCGCGCTCGATTCGACGTTCGGGGCTTGGTCTTGTTCGAGTACCGGAAGCGCCAACTCTGCTGCGTTCGTGCGCAGCATCAGCGGACCGCGCCCGGCGGCTACCAACTGGTCGAACAGCATCGGCGCACCAACCGCGCGGATACGCTCTTCAAACTGTGTCGGCACCAGAAACCCGCCGCCCGCACCGGTCGTCTCGTCCAGCGCCTTCGCGCTTTTGTAAACTGCGCGCAGCCGCTGCGTGTCGCCGGTCGCAACGCACTTCAAGAAGTCGCCGAACGACGCTCCATCTTCCGCTGTCGGCGCAGTTGTCGCTACGCCGACGTTCTGCGCCTTCACCGCCGCCGCAACTTCCTCGCGCAGCCGCGCGGCAATCTCGGCAGCGAGTTCCGACTGATTCATTACGATTTCCGTCATCTCCTCCTCCTACTTGATGACTAACCGATAGACGTTCCGAAGCATTGTGCGCGGCTCTGCGGGCGTCGGCGTGATGCTCGCATCCAGCCCCAGCAACCAGCGTTTGATGTGCAGCGCCTTCCCCGCCGGTTGACGCACCACCAGATGCGCCGCCGTCCCGCTTGACCAGCCCAGTTCCGGCACGATCTGGGCGAGATAGCGGTATTTCGCGTCGAGCAGCCCGCGGATGACCACCCCCTCGTCTGTCATCTCCAGCGCGCCGTAGCCGATAGATTCCTCAACGAGGATAACCCCGCCCGCCGTTTTCACCGGCTGCGCGTGGTTGAGCCAAATCGGGGTTTCGCGTAGACGCCCGAAGTCGGTTTCCCGCGTAAAGAACTCGTTTTCGAGGTCGGTTGCGTCAGGATTGCCGAACACCACCAGCAACCCTTCAACGTCGCCGCTCTCGACCGCCTTCAGCGCCGCGCCGGGTGCGGTCTGCCACTCCATCTCCTCACCTCCCCTTCAGTACGGCGATTGCTTCCTTTTTCGCCGCTTCCGCCGCGTCCCTCAGCGACGCCCAGCGCCCGCGATGCACGCGCGCTTGCGGCATTCCGTAGACGTAGCGCGCGTAGGACGCGGTGTTCTCGACGATCCGCGATGTTTTCGACAGTTTCTTGATCCGCAACTTCTGCCGCAGATTGCCCGTCCTTCGATACCGCGATCCGGCGGGCGGGGGCGGGTAGACTTGCATCACGCTGTGCGCCGCCGCAGCGCCCGCGTCGAGCGCGGCTTCGATCCGCGCAGCACGCGGCAGCAGTTTGCGCAGTGCGTTATCCAGATCGACAAAGACGCTAACCCGCATCGACTCGCTCCAGTCGCACGCCGCACCGACAGCGCGGGTGCGCCGGGGGTCCGCTCCGCCCGCCCCACTCGTCCTCGCGCTTGCTGTGGAGCGCGCCGCAGATCGGGCACACGCGCTCGTCGTTTGCGGTCTCCCAGATCATCACGTATTCCAGATTGTGCTCAGCGCGCAACCCGTCGCGGTACGCCCGCACCCCCGCCGTCGCCGCCTCGGTCGCGGCGGTGATGGCGACGGTCTCGGCGCGCTTCGCTCCAACAACCGGTTCGATCATCGCAACGAGTTCCGCGCGATCCGCGTCCGGCATCCGACGCCAAGCAGCAACCGCGCGGGCGATATAGTCTCTGGTGTAGGGATAGAGCAGTTCCTCAACTTGACGCCGCGTCGCCTCTTCCGCCCAGTCCGCCAGCAGCGCATCAACGTTGACCGCAACGCCGACCTCGGCGCGCATTTCGTCCGCGAACAGACGTGCGATTGTCTCGATGTTGCGGCGCATTGCAGGATAGAGCGTCTCGCTGAACATCTGCGCCGTCAACTCGTCAGCGCCGTCAAGCATCGTCTGTCGCAACTGCTGAAACGCGCGCTTGAGGTCGCGGTAGAGTTGCACCTCGTGCGGCAGCAGTTCCGCTTCGTCGTCTTTCTTCAGCGACTTCGCTTCAACGTCCGCCGGTTCCTCACTCACCGCGCCGTTGACGCCCGCCAACCGCAGCGCCGTTCTTACGTCGAGACCGGCAGCAACTGCCTCCCGCGCTATCGCCAGCCGGTTACGCAGACGCAGCAGTTCTTGATCCGCTGCGTCCTCGACAAACTGCGGGAGATCAAGCCGCGCCCGGGCTTCGTTCAGCGTCAGCACCGGCTGTCCGGTGAGGCGCTGGATCGCTTCGGCTTTCTCCAACTCCTCATTCTGCACCGCATCGATGCGCGCTTCGTTACAGCGCAGCGTCTGGTTGTACGCGGCGAAATGCGGTTGCAGCATCGCCGCGACCTCGCGCGCGCGGGCGAGGATCGTCAGTAGGATGAACGTCTGATAGTCGCGCCGCGCGGTCGCGTAGTTGCTCGCGCTGGAAAACACCACCGACATCGGAACTTGAAACGCAGTGAGCATCAGTTCCGCAGCGCGCTGGAGCAATTCGGGCTGCACCGCGTCAGACAGCGTATCCCCAAGCGTGACGGTTTTGATCTCGCTTGACAGCGCGAGGTGTCGAAACGCATTGCGGATGCCGCTCACTAACTGACGCAACCACTGCTCAAACCGCGACCGTTCGGCGTCGGTGGGGCGCTGGGCGAACATCCACACCGTCGGTCGAACCGCCCCGCGCTCGAAGTACGCGGTCTGGTAGCGCTCGGCGGCGAGCAACGCGCGGGCTTGCGTCAGCGCGGTCGTCACCAACCCGACGCCCGGCTCAACCTCGCCGCGTACCGACGGCTCCCAGATATGCAGCAATTCTGTTTCCGGCTCTAACCGGATTTCAGTGTTGTTCGCGCGGCGGATGAACCCCACCAGCCCGCGTTTCGGATCGGTGATCGGGGTGATGGTGCGCGGGTGCAGACGACGCAACCCAAGCGGCGCGGCGGGGTCGCGCAGCAAATACGCCGCGCCGTACAAACAGAGGTCAATCTCGACGCTGCGAATGAGCGCCGCCAACCTCTCTGCGTCGAACGCCACCAGCGACCCGCGCCGCGTCGTAATCTCCCACGGCAGCGACGCCAGCGCGTTCGCCCGCAACGTCACCGCCGTGCGCACCACTGCAACGCGCTCATACGCCGTCTCGACATCAACCGCGTCGCCGTCGCCGAACGCGCCCGTCCACGCAGCGGGTAGAAAATCTTCCAAGTTGAGCGCCTTGATGTCGTAGCGCTCTGACGGCGATAGTATTAGTTGCGCGTTCGGTTTATACATCAAACAGCACCTCTGCACCCCGCGCCGCGCCCCACACTGCAAGCGCGAGCGCAATTACGCCGTCGTCGTGAAGTCCTTCCGGCGCACTGTAGCGCGTGCGACCGGACGCGGAAATATCGACGCTGTACATCTCCAGTTCGTTGAGCAGCCACTCCAGCGCGGGCAGCACAATCGTTCGCTGCTCCAGCGCGAGCGCGAGGGTGTCAACGAGCAGCGGTTTCGTTGAGATTGTGGTTGTAAACGCCTGCACCGGCAGCCCGGCGCGTCGGAGTTCCTCAATGTTTGGCGCGCCGATACTGTTCGCCTCGGCAATCACCGCACCGCGCCCGTTGCGCTGCCAGAACGTAATCAATGCCCGGCGCTGCGTTGCAAAATCTGCATCAACTAATCGTTCTACGTCCACCACACACCGCGTCTGCGGGTCGAGCGCGGCGAACACCGTTGCGTCCTCGTAGCGTCCCCAGTCAACGCCGATAACCGCCGCCTCGCCGCTGCGCGCGATCTCGCCGACGCAAGCGCGGACGCTGCGGAACACCGCGCCGCCGTCGTCGAGGAACTCCGCATCGAGTTCTTGACGCGCCGCGCGCTCGGTCATCGCAGATCGCAGCAGCGCAATGTCAGCCGGATCGAGACGCGGGTTGTCACCCGTTGAGCGCCGCACCGTCGCCCAGCGCGGATCGTCCAGCGCGGTCTGGTGGATACGCCAGAAATCCCCTCGTCCTTTCGGCGTTCCCGCCAGCACCGCGCGCCCGCGTCTGTCAAGCAGCGCGGGGATCAGATTTTCGCGCCAGATTGTTTCGAGGTTGCGCACCAGCCCCGCCTCATCAACGACAATCAGATCGTACCCGCGCGACCTTCCCGCGTTCTCGTTGTCGAGCGACCAAAACTCAACGCGCCCGCCGGTTGATGTGTCGATCCGCCGCTCTGCTTTGTATTCCACCGCTGCCGGCGCGCGCAGCGTTCGGCGCACTTGTTCCCAGACCGGCAACATCAGTTTGTAGGTCGGCGCGAAATACCCGACCGTCTGTCGCTGCACCAGCGCCGCCTCAACCAGCATCCTCGCCAGCAGATGCGACTTCCCCCACCGCCGCCCCGCGCGCAGGTGCACAAACCGCGCGCTTCTGGTCTGTTCCGCAACGGCGCGTTGATCGGCGTGCAACTGGGGCAAGCGTACCTCATACCGTTTTGACGAACGCCGCTTCATCGACGATCACCAGTACGTCCCGTTCGGCGTTCGGATGTTCCTCGAACTGCGACAGAAACAGCCGCGCGGCGGCAACGCGCGCGCTTGCGGGATCGCTCTCATTGAGAACGATCATCAGCAGCGCACGCAACACCGCAGCGCGGGCTTCGTCTGTCAGCAGTTCTTCAATCGTCATTTGTTGCGATAGTACTTCCGAGCGATAGCCTCAGCCTCAGTCTCGTTCAGCGGGATGTGATACGAAACGACATACCCGAAGATGACCGCCAGCGCCGACTGCACCTCGGCGGGCAGATCGATCCCCGCGAACTCACGCAGCGCCCAGGCGAGAATGACGACGGTCGCGGCAGCCAGCGCGCCGTAGGTGATCTTATCCAGCGGTTGCGAAAAGGGAAGGTTCACGTGATGCCCTCCTACTCCTCTCTCTCTCTCTCTTCAGCGGGGCGCTGTGTGCCCCTCACTTTAATTGTACTGCAAAAACCCAGACTTTTCGTACACCAGATCGCGGCGCGGTGCGGGGGCGTCACAACACCTGCTTCTCTTTTATTTCTATAGAGTGTTGT